GAAGTTTGTAATTGTCTTATGAATTGTATTATAAACTAAAACTTTATTGGTGTTGAAAACTTCAGTGTCCCCATTTAATGGTTTTCCATTTGCAAGATAATTCTTACACCAATTTAAATTTGTTATTGGGTACATATCTGTAAAATCAAACTCATTACTTGATGTTAAATTTTGTACAAAATCAGTTATTTTTAATTCTTGAGTTAAAGATAAATCTGGTTGTGATCTTTCACTTATTAATAAAGTACTATTAAAAATCTGAAAAGGATTATCCACTTTATTTTTTAAGTAAGGTGTAACAAACTCACCTCTAATAAATTTTTGCCAACTTTCACCTTCACCTTGATTTGAGATGTGTCTAAGGAATGTTGTATAATTTGCAGAATCAATTAAATACTGTTTTAATTTTTTTTGTAAAAATGGACTTTCAGACCCCAAACTTTTAATTACGTTTAATTTTTCATCTTCGGATTCAACAAGATAAACACTAGATTGGTATCCCGGAATCCTACTTAATTTTGAATAAAAAGCATTAACTAAAACTCTTTCGTATATTTCATAATAAAATTTTACTTCTTCTTTATTTTGGAAAACTTCATTTGTAATTGGGAAGTCAATGGCGTTTAAACTTAATCTATTTGGTTTAAAAACACTGTTACCTGTGTCTCCAAAATCTGGTTCATCGGCTTCTCTTTCAATAAACCCTTTTATGTATTCCTCAACAAATTCAACTTCAGGCCATAACTCACTTATATAAGCTTTAGTTAATGATGATATTGATGGATCACCAGGATATTTTTGTTCAAACTTTTCATTTCCATCAGTTGCGGTATATTCACGCAATACTTGTGGCCAAGGATATATTGGTTCATTAGTTTGACCCGGTACCTTAACATCAACACTTTGGGCTGTTGATGAACCACCAAGAACTGCTGCTTTACGATATTGATTTTCTCTAATACCCCATGCGGCAGTATGAACATCATCCATTAATCTTAAAAAAGCTTCACCTTGTGCAAAGAATGGTGCTAAAATATTTCTAATTGTTGGTTTAAATCCAATACCACTATCTTTTCTTGCTAATTGTTCTGTTAAACTTTCAGTTATTTTTTGTTCTACGTCAGTTCTTAATGTTGTCACATTTTTTGACGCTGTTGCAATTATTTCATTAAATGTATTTTTACCGTCAAAAATAAACCAATTTAATTTATCAATTATTGGTGATAAACCATTTTTAAAAATATCTAATTCTGTAGTACCTGAAATTGCTTTTCCGGTAGTTTCCTTATATGTTTTTGGAAAATCAACATCTTTAGATGATGTATCTTTTTTAAATTTATTTATATCAACATCAATTGGGATCTCACTTTTTATTGTTTTACCACCAACAACATAACTTCCGTTTTTACCTGCAACACTATTAGCACCAAGTTTTGCTAAAAAATCTTTTATAATTCCATCAAGTTCTGTTTCAGCGGCAGATCTTTTTGATTGATCATCATATTCTTTTTTGTATGTATACACTTTTGACTCGTCAGTAAGAACTAAAGGTGTTTTTGTATCCATATATGTTCTATACCAAGAATTTGTATTAAAAAATACTTTCTTTGAGAACTCGGTTAATAGTGTTTGGTAATTATCTAATTCTGTTAAGGTACCTAGATTTTCTTTAGCGAACTTCTCCAAAATTTCTTTTATAAATGTATCCAACTTACTTTTTAATTTTGTTACCGTATATTCCGGAAAATCATCGTCAATTAAACCTTTTGTTTTATATTCGGAATAAACTTCCTTCATTTTTTGATAACCACGACTAACAAGTTGTGGTTTGTTTTCAGAAGGTTTTGATGCTGTAATAACAACTTCATTATTCTGTAGTGTTACATTTTCAGTAATTCCTTGTTTATTTGTTGGTGTATTAGTGTTAACAAATGTATTATACATATGTGGTACTGCTAACATCTGACCCCAATTCACATAGGACATTATACCGTATTTATATCCAAATAATTTTAAATCAATTTTAAAATTACCAGTAGATGAGTCAAAAGACGAATTAAATGTTTGTAACATAAGTGGATATCTAACGGCTTTACCATAAAATCCTTTTATTGTTAAATAAAAGATTGGGTAAGGTAATTGGAAAAATGCAGCATATGGTGAATTGTTTCCGGCCTCAAATAATGCTCTACCTTTTACGTCTTCCATTTTAATTGTAACTGTTGGGTAAAAAGCGGTATTAATATCAATGTTGATTGACTTTAAACCAAGTAACCCGTTATCAACAGCTCCTGGTGTTCCATTAGAATATTGTGATTGTGTAATATAATAGTCATCATTTTTCTTTGGGTTTTGTACCGCATTTAATTTTGGTTGGTTAACTCCTAATCCCTTTACGGTATCTTTACCTGTAAGTTCATCTGACCAACTTGTATTCATGAATGTTTTGAACCCTGGGTTAAGGAAATTAATTTTTCCAACTGAAATTGTTCTTACATTATCATTTAATGGGGCTCCAATTGCTAACTTTGTTCTTGGGACAACACTACACTCCAAGTTAGCATACATTACTAAATTTTCTTGTTTGACATATCTTTCTTTAACCTTACCTTCTTCATCTATTACTTTATTAGGATCAACAAGGGTTATATTATCATAGTCAAATTCAACTAAAATGTTTTCTCCGTTATCTACCATAATAAAAAAAGTAATTTTCCAATTCGTTATTGTAATCCTGTAATGAAGTTAGTAACGGAAATGGAATTGTCAATATAGCACCATCTGGTATTGACCACTCAGATCCGGAATACTTTGGATTTGATTGTTGTATTAACCAACCAAAGAATGGTGTTCCATAATACTGGAAAGATATTTTATCTAATCTTGACTGTCCAACTCTATAAATATAATTTTTGTCAGTTGATTTTGATGGTAGGTTAATATAAGGGACAACTTGTTGTTCTCCATTATTTAAAAATTTACTGTATCTGTTGTAATATTGTAAACTCATTTTAATTAAATTTTATTTTACCATCAAAAGTATCAAACTTCGTATTTATGTTGTTTGTTGAATAAAGGTTTATTATCCTTTCTTTTTGTTGTTGTGTTCCGTCAGTTGTAAAGGCATAATTTAATTTATATGATACGGTCTCATCTATTGGTGATTTAACCAAATCTTTATATCTTTGTTCATTCTTAATACTTTCTATATTAAATTTTTTATCAATATTTCTCTTAGTATAGTCGTTAAATAAATTAACACATCCAGTTGTTGCTAAATCTATAACTTTTTCAACATCTGGTTTTTTTTCACCATATAAAGGACTATTCAATAAATAATTCTTTAAATCTGTTTTTTTTGTGTCATCGTTAAATATTGTTGCCATTATTTGATAGAATCTATTATCTCTTTCGGTATCATTACTTTGAGTTGGGTTTGATGCAAACTTTTCTTTACCTTCTGTACTTGGTACTGACTTGTCAGTAAAGATTGCATTTTTATCATCGTAAATTTTATCATCCAAGTTAAGACCTAAGTATGCAACAGATTTAACAATACCATCAGTATTATCAAAAAATTCTGTGTGTTTATTTTTTATTGCGGTATAAACATTGTTAAGAGCTGTAAAACTATCTGTTGTTCCAGATGTTACACCTGAAAGATTGTATATATTTGCAATATTATCACTATTTAATGAACCATCTGTTTTTGTTAATAGTAAATTAAATTTTCTAATAAATTGAACATATTCTTCTTGGATTTTAATCAAATTATTAAGGTCATTATTAACATTTAAAATAAATTCATCTTTTTTACTTCCAACATAAGTAATTAATCTATCTCTTATTTCTCTTTTGTCTTTTAGTCTTAAGTCTTTTCCTTCTTTTATAACCGTTCGCATAAAAGTGTCGTTATCGTTAGAAATATCTTTAAGTGTTTCTTCAAATAATTTATTAATTCTATTTTCAAAATCAATAGGTTTACCATAAATTGAAATGTCACTTTTTGTTCCGTATTCATCAAATGTTCCTTTAAAATAATATCTTTCTATGAAAAGGGAATATATTGATCCAATACTATTGTTTTTAGATATTGTTGAGTTGGTATTAATAACGGTATCAAAATATTCAACAGTTTTAGTCCAGAATGAATTTACAAATTGTGTATAATCTAATTCTGTATTGTTAAGTAAATTACCAATAGTTGACCCACCTCTTTTTGGTATTGGGTTTTGGACTTGAGCCACTTTAACTGGTGGTTGATTTGCTAATATTTTTTCAACAACATATTTATCTCTTGCTGAAACATCTTCTGTTGCTGTTGCTCTTTCGTCATATATTTCAGTATTTGCATAAAAATTAAACGATAGTGCGTTTTGTAATTCCTCAACAGGACCTTTTAATCCATGTCCACCAATAAAATCAAAACTCATTGAGACATCAACAATCATTGGTTGTATTCCAATACCTTCTGGGTTTAAATCGTATTGAGCATCACCATATTTAAAACTTATACTATTTGGTACAATTTTACTATGGTAAAAGTCACCAACTCTTAAAACTAAAATTGGTGGTGCGCCAAATGATGTATTTAAAGCATCATTATATTTTGGTCTTCCATCGGCACCAATTATAGGAATTGTTTGTCCTGGTCTAACACATTGATTTAAGAATGTTAATCTACCATTTAAACCTTCTGGTGTTGTTGAGTGGAATGCTGGAGTAAAATATTTAATCTTATCTTTAATTGATTGGAATATCATTGGGTCCGACTCTTTTAAAACTTCAAAATAATCACATTCAGAAAATAAAAATCTTAAAACTTTTTTTGATATACCATCTTTTATTTTTTGTTCAACAGTGATATTTGGAGATGGTTTAATAGCGTTACTCGGTTTTGTTTGTGGATCCTGAACTTCAATTTGTTCTCCACCACCACCTACGGTTGCTGTTGTTGTGGTTGTTGTGGTTGGTGGGGGTGGTTTTTTAGCTCTAATAGCTTGTATTGCAACCCTTCTACATGCCATTGGTGGAATAGACCACCATTCTGCGGCTCCAGTTCTAGAATATAATGTAGCATTGTACGAAAGTCTTTCTCTTACGTTAACCCTACAATCAACATTATCTTTTAATACCCCATCACTTCCATTACTATTAACTAACGAAATATCAGTTTGATCTGATGTTGCGGCAGCTTCGGCATTTGTTTTAGGGATTACAACTTGTTCTCCTCTTGGTGTAAAATTTAAAACTAATTTTTTTTGATCAATAAACTCTTTTAATGTTTTTCCATCTTGTACTGTTTGTTTTTCCAACCATTGCATAACAGCACTATTTCTTCTTTTTGATATATCAATATTATAATCAACACTTGCTGTTGCAGAAGCGGAACTTGTTAGATCAACCTCAACTTCACCTCCGGCAATTAATATTTTTTTAACTTCTTCTAAAAACCCACCTTTTAATATATCAAAATTTCCTATAATAACTTGTGTAAAAAAATCTTGGATTGCTTCTCTTGTATATTCCTTTACCGGTCCAGTATCCTTTATCGCATATTTTGCACCATATTTACCTTCTGATGTATCATTTGTTAAATAAACTTTTTCTGGTGCATTTGTTACATATGTTGTATTTTGTTTACTAGTATAATCATTATACCAATATTCAAAATCTTTATCTGCTTTTTCACCATATGTTGATTTTCCGGTTATTGAGTTTGGTGAGTTGTTTTCAAAATACCAACCATAACCTATAAATTTATCTAAATCTTGTGTTGAAACTAAATCTAATGACGTTTCATTTTTAGTATTTGATTCTGACCCAATTGCATTGTCTGTATTGTCCGCATTGTTACCACCACCACTATTTTGGTTTTTACTTTCAGGTGTTTGTGGAATTTCAAAAGCAACTTGACCTAATTCTTCGGATGTTAATCTTGGGTTATTTAATACTTGTTGGTATGTAAATAAATCTCTTGTTGGTATTGTATTAAATTTAATTCCTAACTCGTATAAATCATATTTTAAGCAACCGGCAAAAAATGAATCAATCATTGAATCTACTTGTTCTTTTTTTGCAACATTTTTAAGTTGTTTTTGAACAATTGTGTTCATAACAGCTGGATGATCCACAATCATTTTCCAACTAATACTACCACTTCTTGTTGTGTTTTTATATGTATATATTGGTTCTGGTCTACCTAAAAATGTAGTTTGGTTAAATGTTGGTTTTGAGTCATCATTAAACGTAAGGCCATATGGTGGAAACCACATAATTCTTCCTCCATTTGGTCCTCTTTCACAAACTGGTAAATCATCATAAGTATAACCTGGTCTATCTGATGTTCTCCAAGCTAAATTCTCAATTGAGAACATGTATTTTTTAACTTTATTATCAATAATATTTGTTGATCCTGGATTTTTAAGTGGTGCAATATTTAAGTTATAAGTTTTATCAAAAACAGAATAACTAAACTTTCTACCTTCAGTTGTAATACCATCTGATTTTTGTAAATCACCATAAGTATAATAAGGTGTATCTTTTGTAAAAATTCTACAATATTCAATTCCAGCTTCAGTACCATCGGAATCATTTTTATATGATAACACTTTTGAACCTTTTGTAATTTCTTTGTATCCATCGTTAAACACTTTTGATACTTGATTGATTGCAGTACCTACATGTTTTAATCTAGTCCCACCTTGTACGGTATCTGCAGCATCTATTAATCTTTGGGTATCATCTAATATTGAACCTTCTTTAAATTTAATATCGGTAGATTGATATTTTTCATAATCAGGTTTAATTACATTATATTCTTTATCTAATGATTTTACACCGCCTCCAACGCCTACTTTAAATCCGGCATTTGATTTGTATTTTGGTGATGTCCAAACAAATTGTCCAGCAATACCACCACCATCGGTAAGTGCTTTACCAGCTAAACCATTTTGAATTTTATTTTGGTTACCTTCATATAATATTCCTAACTCTTGTGGTCCGTAAACAATAGTATTAATTTGTTTTCCTCCTGGTCCAACTGGTAATTGGTTTGCTGGCGAATCAATTTTAGATGGTTCTGCTTCTGGGCTACCAACATAATAACCACCAGTATTTGGTTTATCCGGATCTAATATTCTATCTAAACCAGTTGTAATTGTTTGTATTGGACCTCTAGGATATTTTGGTCTATATTTGTTATAATCTAAAGATGAAAATAAAATTGATCTTTGACCATTACCAGTATTTTGTACAAAAGTTTCTGATGGGTTTCTAAAATTATCTAAAACTGGACCCAATAAACCACCAGTAAGTGGATTAATAACATTTAATGCTTTTTCTAATTTTGGTGCTTGTATATTTACATCATTAAAATAATCACCTGGAATTAATGATGTTGGAAAATATGTTCCGGTTAATCTATTTGCTAAACTAACGGCAGCTCCTAATGGATTTTCAGGTTCTGTAATTTTCCAATTCTTTTCAACAAAAGGTTCTTTACCTGCGGCAACAAGGGCTGCAGATGCTGGATCTGTTAATGAATCTAAGTTTACTCTACCTATCGTATTTTTAGTTATCTCTGCGGCAATTCTTTCTTCAAATAAACTTTTTAATCTACTAGCACCAATTTTTGCTAAGTATGTATCTTGAGATAACGGTCCATTTGAACCGGTTGGATTTTGATTAAAAATTAAATCATATGTTGAATATGAAGATGCTACAAATGATGATGGATCCCAATATGGTTGATATAATCTAGGACTTCCAACAACATCTGTAATCTCAACTAAATCACTATAACCACCTTCCGGTCCGTATACGTTTTGTATATATGCCGCATCAATAAAAAATTCATTAATTAAATCCATTTGGGTGTCATTTGGACCATAAGGTCCTTTGTTTGACTCAACCGGATATGGTGCTCCTGGAAGTGTGTATTTTCCTTGGAAACCACCTTCAGGACCATATTCGTTTAATGGATACAAAGAATTTGCTAAATTATTTGTTGAGATTAGTGTGTCTGGAGAATCTACAACACTTGTTACTGTCAGATTTGTTTCGTAGTTTGTATTTCCGCCGCCAGGTGAAAAAACTCCAGGTACAGTATATGGTGACAAGTTTCTTGCTATTAACTGATTTCTAAAGTTTGACGATGAAGAAAAAGATAAAGTACTCTCTGACATTTTGTTTTATTTGATAAATACTTTTAATTTTATTTTGCCATACCACTAGAGTTTGATACTTTTTCAATACCATCCTTAATTTTACTCATTACAGCAGGGTCATTTGATATTTCACCAATTACAGACTCAAACATTGTTCTATAAGAATCTTTTGTCATATTACTTGATTCACCTTTTATATCAATAGTTGCATTTAAATTAACAGTATTATTTTGACTTGTTTCCGTACCTTTGTTAAGACCAAACAATGAACTAAGTCCTTCTCCACCTTGACTTAAAAAATCAACTAGAGTTTTAGAAATATTTGATTCACCGGGTTTAACACCACTTACATCTTTATATTGATCAAGTATTGCAAAGTTTACTCCTTCTACCATTTTTTTTAAAGCGTCAACACCTCCAGTTGCAACACCACCAGCGCCTTGTTTTAGTAAATCAGGTAATTTACTAAAAATTTCAAATGCGGCTTTAAAATCACCTTGTGTTATTCCTTGAACAACACCTTCTTCTAAGTTAGAAGCAATTGGTGAGACAGTTCCTCTTACATTTTCAGTTGTAACTTTTTCGGCAACAACACTAGTTACAGTTCTTCTTAATTCATTTGTTAAATTTGTCATTCTTTGTACGGCTCCTGTAGATGCAGCCCCCATTGAAATTCCTTGTCCTGTTCCTTTTATTGATGCTGCAATTTCTTCTAATACATTTAATTGATCTCTAGCAAGATCTTCAGCGGTTTTATTTTGATCAGCTTGTTCTTCTTTTAATTTTTCTAATTGTTCAGCTGTTAAATCTTCAACTGCAACTTCTTCAGTTCCACCACCCTCTTTTGCAATTGTTACCATGGCTCTACCATCTTTCATTTGAGCCATGTTTGCAATCAACATTTTATCTTCTTCAGATGCCGCAAAACCTGGGAATCTGATTTTACTCATCTTCATATCTAAGTCAGCACTCTTTATTGACATATTAGCTAATTCTTCAGCTGACATACCTAATTGTTTTGCAACTTCTCTTAATTGTAATTTAGCCCCAGGTAAAATTTCAAATCCGGATCCATCAGCTTTTAATCTTGTAAATTGTTGGGAAACTTTTACCATTTCATTTTGTAATGCCGCAGGATCATTAAGTGCCATGTCCATAGCTGATAGTGGATCAAGTAATGCACTTGATTGAACACCTAATCTTTGTAATGCCGATGAAAATTCTATTGCACTTTCAGGATTTAAAAGTTCTTCACCTTTTCTTAATACATCATCCATGTTAATTCCTAACATTTCAGATTGTGCAACCATTTTTGCAAGGCCCTTAATACCACCTTCAAAATTTAAAGTATTTAATTTACCAATATTTTCAACAACCTTACCAGCGACAGCCGTTACATTTACACCAATACTTTTAGCGTAGTTTGCAACTTCAGCCATTTTATCACCAACATCAGAAAGATCAAAACCAACACCTTTAAATTTGTCAGCTAAATCTCCAGCATTTTTTCCTGATATTTGTGCGGCAGAACCAATTTCTACAATTGTTTCTTTTGTTAATGTAGTATTGACACCCAATTCTTTTGGTATGTCTTTCATTATTTTTAAAGTGTCCTCTTGTGAAATCCCTAACTTAGTCATTTCGGGTACTGTATCGGCAATCATTGCTCTAAATTCTGCAGCTCTTGCTCTTCCGATACCCATACCATTTCCAAGATCTTGAGCCCCTTTAATTAAAACGTCAACACTTTCACCAATACCTTCAGGTGAAAATGATTTTGCAAAACCTGCGGCAGCTTGTTCTAAATCAACAAAAGGTCCTGCCGCCGAAGTAAAGGCTGCAGATGTTTTCTCTGAATCAACAACTGATGGGGTTGACTTATCTTCTGTATCTTTGTTGTTTTTTGTACCCGCTTTTTGTCCCTCTAGATATACATCAATATCTTCATCAGTAACCTTTGAAACATCCTTTTTTAATCTTTTTGCGATTAGAGCTAATATTTCTGAACTAACACCCATTTTTTGTTTTTACAATAAATATTTAAGGTTGGATTTTATTTTGTGTTATGTCTTCAATGAGTTTATTAATAAGGTATTTTCTAACGTATGTTGGTATACGTAAAAATTCACTATACTGCATACGAAGATATTTTGCTAAATAAAAATACTCTTCATTTAAAAAAGGAATATAACTAGAAGAAAGGCCGAAAAAATTCCACCCCAAAGGCGATTGTAACATCTACCTTTTCTCCAGACGGGGCTATAACTGAACGGTTTAAGTCAAGTCTTGGTTCATTTTCTTTCATGAACTTTCTTATGAATTTTGAGTCACCTATTGGCATGTTCTGACAAAACAATGCAATTTCTCCTTGATCGGTATTACCATCAATTTCAACAATCATTTTACTTAATCTTGTTGTTACGATTGGTGCGGCATAGCCTTTTGGATACATTTCCACAATATTATCTATTGCAATCGTATCCATTAAACTTAAAAGTCTTAACTTAACATTTGAACCTGACATTGGAAGTTTTACAGAATAAAATCCATCTTCATTTGGTTCAACTTTTGATTTGTTAATATTTAACTCATCCAACATTACTGAGGATTCAAATGATTGTTTTGTTTTTGGATCTGTTGTAACCACATTATATTCGGGACCAAAAGATGTGTTTCTTAAAAATAATAGAATTGCCTCAACATCACCTTCCAAAAGTTCTTCTGGTCTAATGTCCGGTTCATAAATTTTACTTCTTAGAAGTGGAATAACAATCGCTTCATTAATTGACTTTCTTCCATCCATGTTGGCTAATATGTTTTCATCACTAGCCGTTAAATAACCAACCTTAATAGCTTTTTTTCTTGATTTATAAAAAATACCACCTGAAGGTAACGGAACAATATCATGTGGTAGTGAAAAATTTTGTTGTCCGTAATTTATTAAGTCTTGATTCATAATTTTATTTTTATTATTATTATTTTATAGCATAAAAAAACCGCATACTAATTAAAGATATGCGGTTAATATTAAAAGTAAATTTTTTTTGCAAAAATCAATAAACAAGGATGCAACGATCCATAACAATTGTTGAAGTGATTGTTGCGATCTCATCACCACCATATTTTAGTGATCCACCATCGTAACCTTTTAACCAAGCTCCTTCTAAAATCCATTTCTCAACAACAACTCCGGTCGGGTCTAACATTTCAAGATCCACGTTTTTCTTGTAACCAGCAGCATAACCCATACGACCTGTAACAGACTCAGCACATGTTCTGATCCACTCCATAACAGCTTGAGTTGCTGAAGGACCGATTGGATCTCTAAAAGTCACAGCAAGTTCACCCCATGTAAAGTTACCAGCAACATAAGTTTCAGTATTTAAGAAAGGAATCTTAACTGAATTTATTGATAATTTAGGTCTTGACGTACTTTCAACGTACCACTCATTGATTCCCAATGATGAAGGAAATCTTAAAATCCATCTATTGTTACGTTTCGGTTCGTAAGGAATAGGCATTTTCATTAATAAATCAGCCATAATTTTATTTTTTTTTAATTTTTATTTTATTTTGTTTTTATTATAAATATAGGTTGGATAAAAAATTTTCTCTTTACTTTCGTTTTTTATCAAATATTCTTCTATTATATAATAACTTAATATATTAATTAATATAATCTTTTTTTACCTCCTGCTGTTAAATAAGTTTTTAATATATTATCATCTTTTTTATCAAAATGTTTTTTCATACTTTCTATATTTCTTACATCATCATCTGAAAATCCAATAAAAGGTGTAAAATAATTTCCTATTTTATTTTTCATAAATGCTTTTTTCTGTAGTTGGTGTGACATTCTTTTAACATATCTTATAAACTCCTCCATTGCATCAATTTTTCCTTGTTCAGGATTTGTTGCTGATCCTTCTCCGAACGAAACTGGATGGAATCTACACATATCTAAATAACTTTTAATAAGTTCGTCATTTGACATATCATCTTCATCTGCAAGATTTCTATATTTTTTTAAATTTTTAACTAGTTCAGTTGAACTTAATCCATATTTGTTACTTTTAATTAATCTGTATACAGCTTCTTTTAATATTGAAGGTGTATGCCCTCTTGCTGTAACGATTGCAAAAATTGACCCTTTATTAATCGCTTCCACAAAATCATCCCAGGCCGGTCCTATTGGTGCTTTCATTGAGTCCTCTAAAAATTTTTTATCTCCGGTAACTCTAAAATCTCTAAAAGGTTCTTTATCAAAATCAACTATTGTATGTCCTTCGTATTTAAAATCTTTTTTTCCAATGTCTGTTCTATGTTCAGCAAAATCTTCAGTAGACATTCCAACACTTCTACCTTTATCGTCTTTTAAATAAATTTTTGTTGGCATAAACATAAGATTATCATCCCAATCAAAAGCATAATATTTCATTATAGGTGAATTTTGGTCATCTATAATTTCATTAATTAATCTTCTAACTATTTTTTTGTAATTCATATTAATAAATATTACGTTAAATAAAAAATGGGGATCAGTGACCCCCATTTTCCTATTTATTTAATTTTATCACACATCTTCAAATGAAGCTCCAGTTGGAGTAATGTAGAATGTAATATCAATAAATTCAAGAGACCTTGTTGGTTTGATATAAATCTTACCTGTCAATTGGTTTCTATCTAAATCTTCAGTGTCACTTGAAACTGTAACTCTAAAGTCATATAAACCTCTATCTCTTCTGATTGCATCTAAAATTGGATTAACCGCGTTTAAGAAATCTTGTCTTACTTGTTCGTCGTTTTGATCAAATAATAATCTTACAGATACCGCAGAAATCAATTTACGAGCTTGTAGTAACAATCTTCTTACATTGATTCTATCAAGTGCAGATTCTCTTACTTGTAGAGTTTTATTACCCCAAATTACAGTACCAACATCAGCAAACGTAGCAATTGGGTTTAGTCTTCCAACATAAAGAACGTCTCTATCTTCTTGAGTCAACTTCTTACGAGCTTTAATTGAATTTACAAGACCTCTTGTATAACCAGCCGCCGCAAACCAAGGGAATGCAATGTTATCAGTAAGTGCTAAGTTTCTTGTAACTTCAGCCGTTGCTGGAATATAGATTTGTGTATTGTTTACACTATCTCTTGTTAATACCCAAGGGTAGTAAGTTGCTGTGTAGTTAGAATCAATTCCAGTTTGCTCAAGGTTATCAACAGCCTCTTGAGGGTAAATTAAATTATCACCTTCAGTTGTTGACGCTACAAACATATTGTAGTCAGGAGTTGTTGCGATATACAATGAATCAGCTCTTTCATTTTCAATCATATCAATCGTAGCTTCAACTAGATCACTATTATTTACATAATCAATTCCTGGAGATACAAATACATTGATGTTAACAGCTTCTGGGTTTGCAAATGTTTTAATACCTAACAAGTATGCGTAGTAATCTGTGTTTGCATAATCAACAGTTCCATCACCGATTGTAATTTGTTTGAATGCTCCCCATCCTTTAGCGTTTGGATATCTATCTGATACACAGGCACCATTTAAGAACCCTCTACGACCTAAAACATATGTATCGCCATTTGTTCTGTATTCTCTATAGATATCCCATCCATCAAATCCGCCATTAACAAGTAAAGTGAATTTTCTTGAGAATAATCTATAATATGGACTATTAATATCTGTTGGCTCAGAAGAGAAAGATGCGGCACCTACATAATATTTTGGTGTTCCGCTTGTTGCAAATCCACTAGAAATTGTAATACCACTAGCAAATTGGTCCATATGGAATCCTCTTGTTCTGTAAGCCCATTCACCACCTTCTAAATCACAAGTTGTTAATGGATTTCTTTTTCCTTTATATTCAAAGAAACTTGTATCAAATCCAATATTATTTGAGAAACCAAGATAAGTTCTTCTGATATTATCACCTGAAGACACTATAGCATCATCACCACCTGAAGATAAACCAAACGGTGGGTTATAAACTACTTCACCTGGGAAATCATATTTAGTTTTATAAATTGGGAATGGTGATCTAGCTCCAGCGTATTCTCTGAAAGTATAACCCTCAAATCCACAAGGAATTGAATCAACTGGTGCATCTTCATTTATCTCAACCATTATGTATTTTGAGTTTAACTCATATTCACCGTCTAATGTTCCGATCTTTTTGGCAACAAAGTTGTTTTGTGAAGGGTCCATAGAACAGTTTGTAAATTTCTCAATTACAACTGGGTTAGAATCAACGTCATAATAATCTCTAACTAATATATCAAATGTTCTATTCGCAAAAGACAAATTAATAAATGAGATTTTTACTTCAGAGTTTGCGTTGTTACCATCAGAAATTGTATAGAATTTGAAAAGGTTAAATGTTTTTGTACCTCTCAATTCTGATACAACCCAAGGTGAACTTGGTGATTGATATTTGTCTAAATACCACCCAATAGATTGCGGACTTTCACTTTGTGCAGAATCTAAACTAATTAAGTCAGAACTTAAACCTCTAATGAAACCTTTTCTCCAACCGTAGTTTAAAAGAGCTTGGAATCTTTCCTCTAAGAATAATGGTGTAGATTGTCTTGGTTTACCAAAGTTAGTTCCACCAAATACTTTCGCAACATATTGTGAATCAGATTGTGCAAATGAAGTCTCAAATATAAAGTTTGTTCCAGAATCATTTGTTACATTAATAGCAAATGGTAAATATGGGTTTTTAAGAACGCCAACATATTGACCAGTCATATTTAAATTAACATTTGAAATGTTAGATACTTCATAAACAGGGTTATTTCCATCTGAATAAGTTGCAATACCTCTTGATCTTAATGTTCCAACAACTAAATCGTCATAATCATTAAATGGTGTTCCACTGTAGTAATACACTTTAACTCTAACTGTTCCAGAAAAACAATCAACATTAACCGGAGTTGGTGTTGGAGTTGGAGAAACAAATGGTGTCGGTGTGATACAAGGATTTACCGGAGACGCTGATGGTGTTGGAGTTGGTGTCAATGTTGTAGATGTTGTTGTAACAGGTACAATCATTTCTAAATCTTCAACATATGTAAAGAATGAGAATCCTGAATATGAACCACCACCAATATTATCAAATAATGAGTAATACCAAGCATCGTTGAAAGGTGATGTATAGTCTGTTAAATCACTTGAAACAGAAGGCACATCAAATACATTTGTTTCAGCAGAAAATACTGTTGATAACGTATCATAGTCTTCTCCCCAAATTGATCCAAAATAACTAATTGTACTATCTTTCGCAGTGTAAGGATCAACACTTGTAATTACATCACTAATTAAACTCTTAATATCATTATCAAGGGTATCAACTGTTCCGTCAAAACTTTCATACTGCTCATCAAGGATACTTTCAATTTCACTTGAAAAACTTGTTTCAAATGTAATTGTATCGGTACCACTTGTACATCCAGTAAATGTTACAGTATAAGTGATAGCACTTGGGATAACACAAATTGTATCACATACATTAGTTGGGTCTGTTACCGCACTGAAACAAACGAAATCAACAGTTGTTGGATCTACGTTTGCTTTTGTAACAATAGACCAAGACGGTCCAGCATCATAACCAGATAATCCAAGGATTCTTGTTACAAATAATTGATTTGATTGTTGTAAATAAGCTTTTGCTATATATGAAGCTTCATACTTAGGGATTTGTGTATTGATAAATTTTTCAGGAGATGTTCCACCAAAGTAGGTTTGATATTCGTCGTAATTTCTTACGAAGATAGGTTCAAATGCTGGGCCTTTTATAGTTTCCCCCGCAATACCTAGAGTTGTAACACCAACACTTTGTGCTACAAAACTTAAATCCACTTCAGAAGTATAGACACCAGGTGATACAAATACTTTACTGTTAGTTGCCATAGGTTTTAATTTTTAAATTTTTAATTTTATTTTTTATTATAAATATTCTTATTTATCCCAAAAACTTTACTTAATTAAAACTATTTATATCTTGGTATGATTTTTTTCTACCTTTTTTCTACCCATGGATAAAGAACCTAAAAAGATAAAAAATTTAAAGATCTCTGTTGAGTCTCATGATATCCTAAAAAAGTATTGTGATAAAAGAGGAATAAAGATGTATAGGTTTTTGGAAAACCTAATAATAGAAAAGTGTAAAGAAAAGAAGGATATTTACGGTGAGAATTAAATTAATTCTTGATTGAAAATTATATCTGACTCTTTTGTGTTATCGTCTTTTGTCACTACAAGTCTTAATTCGTCACCGGTATTAATTTGTATTTCTGTAACACTAGTTCCATAAAAATCATCATTTATAAAAACTTGGAATGAATCTACATTTTTATTATCGGATAATTTTAAATTTACAGTGTAGTTAAATTTTTGAACACTAACTAAGTTACCGACTGGGAACATTGGCATATAAGTTGATGTTATTTGTGGTTCAGGTTTTTTTGGTTTTTTCTTTTTAATCTGTGTTTCAGTTTCGTAAATCTGAAAAGTCCTTGTTATTGCCGGTTTTATTTCAAACTCATCTTCATCAATTAAAAAACCTTGTAGTGTCATTTCATATTTTTGTAAATAAACTTTTCTCTTTTCAAGATCAAGTACAGACTCATCGGATATATTTCCTCTAATAATTGGAATATAATGTCCTTTGATAACTTGATATGCTTGTTTTGATGAAAACTTTGTAATTACAGTTTGATTAAACCTATTTAATTCTCGCATTCTATTACATACAATGACCACTGTATATTTTATATCAACCGGTACTGGTTGTGGAATTTTATAGATATCCATCCCATGTCTTTGTCCGTCCCAAGTTGGAACTTTAGCATAAAAATATTGTCTTCTATTTGGAATTGTGTATGTAGTGATGGATGGGTTATTACCATACTCAACTTCTGGAGTTCTTACAACAGCAATAAAAGGTGGTTCCACATTTTTATCAATGTTTTGGAAGTCCCAAGTTTCAGTGAATTGTGACCAATTTTGTGTTGTAATCAAAATATCAACCATAGGTACTGTCTTTCCCTCAACAACACATTTTAATTCATCACGAACAAAATCTAAAAAACCCCTATCTAAATCTGGATGTAATAAAGATTTAGGAAGATATGTTCCATCTTGTGAAATCATGTCAGCAATTTCATGTCTTCTTGGAAGAAGTGTTTTCTTCTCAATTAAACTTATATCCTTTTTTATTTTCTTTGGTAATGGCATTATTATAATCCTCTAAATTCATTAGGCCCAACTGGCGCTGCAATTATTGTTCTATAAAATGGTTTAAATCCTTTATATGTATGTTTTATATCAGAAGTCACACGACCGTCATTTACAACAGTGTAATATCTTACAAAACTTTCTGTATCATAATATCCAACATAATCACCAAACTGAATATCAATTTCTAAATCTTCTAAAGTTTTTAAATAAACTGACATTGTAATATTTCCAGGTTCAACTTGATCCATTTTTGTGGAACCAAGGAATTTATTTTCAGGTGTTGCAATTGCAACATAAGCGTTAAACTCAACCGGTGGTAAAAACTTTATACCATCTGATACTGTTTCACCATACACATCATCTGTTTTAGTTTTCATTCTATCAACTCTATAAAGAACACAAGTATAGTTCATGTCGCCAATTAACCACTCTTGACCCATTTCAATCTCTAACTTAAAGTCATTATCACCAAAAAATTTACCAAGTCTTGTTATAGGAACTTTATTATCCATATGATGTTTTATTGATAAATATTGTTTTTATTATTATTTTTATGTATAGTACATAATTTTGGAAATCACAAAACAAATAATAGAACTAAAAGCAATGGATTTGTTAGACTCATACAGTGGAGCTAATAACTACATTATTTATATGAAAACTAAAAAGGAAACTAATAAGAAGTTTTACCCAACAAGATCACAAGCTGAATACATAACAACATATTTTGACACAAAACCAAAGGTTGCCCGTAAATGGGTTGAGTTAGATCATTACTTTGCAAAAAAGTTTACAGAAGAACGATATCTACTTGAAACACCAGAAAAAGTTTATATTGAAAAGTTACTCGTTGAAAAAGATAAGTCATATCATATCTGGGGAAAATTTTTTGAAAAAGATAATTTGTCCGAGTTTTGGGTTCCTAAATCATCTTTAATTAAATCACAGACGGTAGATGAGGTTAATATTGATTATTCTAAATATGACCACAGACCACCACTTTCACATCAAAAAGAAGCAATAGAAAAACTTGTTGGTTCTAGAAGATTT